GCGGGAGCGATGAACGGAAAGGCCCCTAAGGCATTTCCTTTTCAAGATCACCAAGCGCATATACAAACGCATGCAGAATTTATGTTTACGCGAATGGTACAGATTAATCCACAAGTATATTCTTTATTACAAGCACATATTTGTGAGCACCTAAGCATGATGGCTGGAGCCCAAGTTCAAGAAGAATTTAAACCTCAAATGGAACAAATGCAACAGGCACAACAACAGGCACAACAAAATCCTCAAATGGCACAGCAAGTGGAACAACAAATGCAACAACTCATTAATGCGCAAGCTGCCAAGCAGGCTCAAATAGAGGCTAAAATGACAGCATCATTAGCACAAGATGAGGAAGCGAGAATGAAACGTGAAGCTGAAGATCCACTCATCAAGTTAAAACAACAAGAGATTGATCTTAAGGCTATGGAAACACAAGCTAAACTTCAAAAGGATATGATGGTTGACTCTGAAAAACTTGACATTGAACGTGATAGGTTAGAAGCTGATACAAGTATTAACTTGATGAAAGCTGCTGCAGATGTTAGTAAGGAAGATTCTGCCGAAGCCATGACGCTCTTTAAAGAGAACATGATTAATTCGAGGGATGCAATGAAGCAACGTTCTGCGGAAAAAATAGCGAGGGAAAATGCTAAAAATAAAACAAATGGATCTGCTGAAAAATAAAGTAGAAAAAATAGCTTCTACAATGAAAAAAATTGAAGAGGTTGCTAATAGTGAAATTACTTCCAAAGAGGAATATCTACAGGTATGTGGTGCACTACTAGCTGTAACACGAAACATGTACGTGGAAGCACTAGGACCCCAAGGAGCAGCAAGAATGTTTCAGGAAGTTGCCAATACTTTTATTATTCAAGAAGAATTGATAAATGAATTTTATTATGATGAAGAAAAACCAACAATACACTAATGCCTTTTAGATCTGAAAAACAACGAAAATGGATGTGGGCTAATAAGCCTGAAATGGCTGAGAAATGGACAAAAGAACATGGCAGCAAGCCTGTCAAGAAGAAAAGAGGTGGATTATTCCACGCAGATGGTTATAATACTGCCCCTTGGGTTAATGAATACGGATATCCCACTGGGGGAATTACAGTTAAAAAAGGAGGACGATAATGCCACAAGTCGGTAAACAAAAATTTCCATATACGTCAGCTGGTGCTCAGCAAGCACAGAAGCATGCTAAAGCAACAGGACAGAAAGTAAATATGACTGGATACAAGAAAGGTGGAAAAGTTAAGAAAAAGAAAGGTGGTGCAGTGAAGAAGAAATATCACCACGGTGGCCGTGTAATGGGTGGCCAGAAAAAGCCCAAAAACCAAAAATGTTAACAAGGAGGTAGATATGAATTTATTGAAAGATCTTTGGGGACATCTAAAGGAATGGAATGACTGGAAAATGCGTGATTGGATAAAATCGGCAATTGTAGTTGTGATAGTTTTGATAGTCCTTAAAGTTATAATCGTACCAGGTGCATAATGGTAGATGCTAGAGAACAGTATATAGCTTCTCTTGCTCCTCGTAAAAAGAGGACGCATCCAGCTCGTAGTGCACAGGCTTTGAATACAAGTGGTGCAGGCATAGTCCATCGTAATATGATGGACTTGCAGCGCCAATCTAATTTAAATGAATCTGACACTGCAAGATTAAAAGATCTCAGAAGAGACTGGAATAGGAATAGAAAATACACTGATGCTGGAATGAAAATTTCAGGAGCATCAAGTCCATTAGACGCACAAAAATATTTTGTAGATACCACTAGAGATTTTCGTGACACAAATAGAGATGCTTATGGTAGTATGTACCCTCTTACAAATATGGCAATGGAAGTAGGAGAAAAAGGTGGTTTATGGGGTTTTTTAGCTTCTGAAATGTTTGGAAATAAAAAAAATAAATCAAAAGCAGAAAAGATTGGCGGACAAGCTTCCGATAAACAAGGAGGATTCTGGAGTGATCTACAACAAATGGGTTCTGATATTTTTGGAGGAATAGGAATTGGTGGCGCAGTGTCACGGGACGAAGCGACACAAGAAGTTTTAAAAAATTATGCGGAACAGACATTTGGTCCTGTTAATATTCATGATGATGAATATATTGATACGGAGAATTGGGATGAAAGAGAGAATGTAGTAATTCCCCCTGACTATCCAATAGATCAAGGTGCATTTACAAGTTTGCACCCATTTGATGATTCAAAAAGAGAGGCTGGTATTATGAATCAATACCTTAGAAAACCTCCTACTCCTTTAGGTTCACCTGACCCACATGGAGATTTTGGACCTTGGCCTTATGAAGATACAGAAGTAATAGAAGAAAAAACACAAGACGGAAATCTTATTTCCGATGAACTTTGGGAATCAATAAGGGATTTTGATCCTTCTACAATAGGAATTCCAGGAGTTCATGCCGGTGAGGATATAACAGTTCCTGAGTGGCTTACTAATCCTGACTTACCTATGCCACCAGAGCTTTTGGAAGGTGAATATCCAGCAGGAGAATACCATGATGAATTAATTAAAGGTCCTCCACCCATTCCACGATTTGACGATTCAAACCGTGAATTTGGAATACTACTAAACCAAGGTTTAGTTCCTGATATAAATAAACGTAGACCCTTGGAAAAGGAATACAGAAAGTACATAGAAAGCATGGCTGATACAAATTTAAAATACAATCTTCCACCAACTACTTATGAAGAGTTTATAGAGGCGATGGATAGTTTGTATAAAGGTAAACCGCAGAAAGGATTTACCTATCAAAGTCCAATTGGGATGAAAAGATAATGCCAGGTTACGATCATTTATTTGGAGGTAGTTCATCTAGTTCATCTTCTAGTAATTCTCCAGGACATCCTGGTAATCAAGGTGGAGGCGGATCTTCTGGTAGTTCATCATCTAGCAGTGGTAGTCATCATACCGATAATACTTGGAACGTAGCTAACTCATGGAATCCTCCACCTCAAACTAATCAAGGTGGAAGTTATGGCAATGAACCCGAAGCTTACGTTCCTTATGGAGGAAACCCGTATGGTGGTTATTCTAACGCCTATGAACAATATGCTAATAGTGTTTTAGATTATCATAAAGATCACGGAATAGCAGGAGGAGGTGTAGGGCTTGGATCCAGTGGTTACATGCAATACACTACCATTCCTAATGTTTATAAGACTACCTATCCAAAAGACACAACAGGATATTCTTCAACTGGATATCAATATATAGGTGGCCCAGGAGCATTATATGAAAACGGTAAGCTAGTGGATGGATATGTTCAGAGATACACATGGCCTGGTAGCTACGGAGGCGGCGGTGGCGGCGGTGGCGGCTACG